CCTTTAGTAAAAAATATCTTTACACACACTGCAAACTACAATAAAATCAAGAAAATGGAGTAAAACCCAACAGGAAAATATATAAGCATGGACATAACAGAGCACTTCAACATGCCCGACATAGAGGAAAACATACCTCTACCAAAAAATGCGCGGGAAGCAATACCCGAATTATCCCCAACAGACGAACTAACGATGAGAGCTAACGTAGTTAAACTCTTTTCAGACATGACCGGTCAGCCAATTGAGCCAAGCCAAGCAAACGTAGATGAAGCCACGGAGCTAGCTAAGGAAATGATGACTAACCCGATGCACAGACCCAACTTCTCTAAATACCCCAACGAAACTCTTGCTATGTTAGCGGGAATGGTAGCGCAGACAAACGTAGCTATCGTAGATGACCTAGCTGATTTAAAGCTTTACGTGGTTAACAACCTTATTAAAGAATACGAGATGGCGAAGGACCCCAAAGTAAAACTAACTGCACTAAGCAAACTTGGTGAAGTAGATGGAGTCGATGCCTTTAAGAAACGTACTGAGGTAACTCATAAGATAATGAGTAAAGAAGAAGTTGAAGCAGAGCTACTTGCTACACTAGATAAAATCCAAGGTCGCATAATCGATGCCGAAGCGCGCGATATTACCCACGAAACCTCTCACACCACACACAATACAGTCAGCTAAGAAATAATATAACGAGACTAATCACATAGGCCATGCGGAGACTGACACAAGAAGATATCTTTAAACTGAGGGAAGCCATCCCCTCAATGGCGCCTGCACAAGCTCAGAAAACGCTAGCATTACTAAAGCAGCAAGAAAGCTTTTTAAATCAAGAAGTTAGCCAGATGTCCTTCTTGGAGTTTATAAAACATGTGTATCCGGGCTATAAAGTGGGTCCGCATCACCTGAAGTTGATAGAGATTTTTGAAGCGATAGCTCGAGGCGAGAAAAAACGGGTCATAGTTAACATTGCTCCACGGCACGGGAAGTCGGAACTTATATCGTACTTGGCACCGGCATGGTTTTTAGGGAAGTACCCACAGAAAAAAGTAATCATGGGTTCTCACACGGCGGACTTGGCAGTTAACTTTGGTCGGCGCGTTAGAAACTTAGTGGGCTCGGATGCGTACAAGGATATTTTTCCACAGATTGAGTTACAGAGCGACAGTAAATCTGCGTCAAGGTGGGGGACGAACTTTAATGGTGAGTATTTCGCAATTGGTGTCGGCGGTGCTCTTGCTGGTCGCGGCGCTGACCTTTTTATTATTGATGACCCTCACTCTGAGCAAGAGGCTAAGACGGGGAGACCCGATGTTTTTCTTCCTGCTTGGGAGTGGTTTCAATCTGGTCCTCTACAACGTCTTATGCCAGGCGGTGCGATTATTGTTGTGATGACAAGATGGTCTAAGCTGGACTTAACTGGGCAGATTGTGTCTCAGATGGAGCGAAGTGACGACGTAGATAGATGGGAAGTGATAGAGTTTCCAGCAATTAAGGACGATGGCAAGGCACTTTGGCCTGAGTTTTGGGATGTTGACGAGTTATTGGCTAAAAAGGCTGCGTTGGACATCAGGTATTGGAATGCTCAGTACATGCAGAAGCCGACTTCGGAAGAAGGGGCGCTAATTAAGAGAGAATGGTGGCAAATTTGGGAAAAAGAGAGAACACCCGACTGTGAATTCATCATTATGTCACTCGATGCTGCTCAGGAGACCAATAATAGGGCCGACTACAACGCATTAACGACATGGGGCGTATTTTTCAATGAAGAATCTAATAACTATAATATAATACTACTCAATGCTATTAAGAAACGACTAGAATTCCCTGATTTAAAGAAATTAGTACTGGAAGAATATAAAGAATGGCAGCCTGACGCCTTTATGGTAGAGAAAAAGTCTAACGGAGCAGCGTTATACCAAGAATTAAGGCGTATGGGGATACCGGCAGGAGAGTTTACACCAGGTAAGGGACAAGATAAAATCTCTCGTGTTAATGCTATATCGGATTTATTTGCTTCAGGTATTGTTTGGGCCCCAGAACATCGATGGGCTAAGGAAGTTATAGAGGAATGTAACGACTTTCCTAGTGGTACTAATGATGACTTAGTCGACTCGACTACACTTGCCTTACTTCGGTTCAGGCAAGGAGGGTTTATTAAGCTTCCAAGCGACGAAGCAGATGAAGATATATTTTATAAGTATTCAAAGAAAAAAGCGTACTACTAATTAATAGGAAAACACCATGGCGATAGACAAAAGCTTATCACAGGCTCCACTAGGGCTTGACCAATTAGACCCAACAATGCAAGAAGGTCCCGGTCTAGAGATTGAAATTGAAGACCCAGAAAGCGTAACTATCGGCATTGACGGTAAACCAATTCTGACTATAGAAGAAACTGAAGACGAAGAGGGCTTTGACCAAAACTTAGCCGAAGTAATAGATGACCGCGTATTGGCTACGCTAGCTTCAGAACTTATAGGCGACTTCGAGAACGATGTGTCATCTAGAAAAGACTGGATACAGACATACGTAGATGGCCTAGAACTATTAGGCTTAAAGATTGAAGAGCGTTCTGAGCCATGGGAAGGTGCCTGCGGTGTATACCACCCACTCTTAAGCGAAGCTGTTGTCAAGTTCCAAGCAGAGACAATGATGGAGACTTTTCCAGCTATGGGTCCAGTTAAGACTCAAATTATAGGTAAAGAGACGCAAGAGAAGAAAAACGCAGCTATACGAGTTCAAGATGATATGAACTATCAGCTCACAGACGTAATGAAAGAATACCGCCCTGAACACGAGCGTATGTTGTGGGGCCTAGGTTTAGCAGGTAACGCGTTTAAGAAAGTGTATTACGACCCATCCATTGCGCGTCAAGTGTCTATGTATGTACCAGCTGAGGACGTTGTTGTTCCTTACGGCGCGTCTAGTCTAGAGTCAGCAGAGCGTATTACCCATGTTATGCGTAAGTCAGAGAACGAGATTGCTCGCTTGCAACATGAAGGGTTCTATCGTGACATTGATTTAGGCACTCCGACAATGGTTATGGACGAGGTAGAGAAGAAGATTGCTGAGAAGTTAGGCTTCCGCGCTACTACTGATGACCGCTTTAAACTATTAGAGATGCATGTAAACCTAGTATTAGAAGGTGACGAGCATACAGATGACGACGGTGAACCTACAGGCATTGCCCTACCTTATATTGTTACTATAGAAAAAGGCACTACTACTATATTAGCTATCCGCCGCAACTGGAGACCTGACGATGACCTACATCAAAAACGTAATCATTTCGTTCACTATGGCTACATTCCTGGGTTTGGCTTCTATTGTTTCGGTCTTATTCATCTTATCGGTGCTTTTGCTAAGTCTGGTACTTCTCTTATTCGCCAGTTGGTTGATGCAGGTACACTCGCTAACTTACCGGGTGGCTTTAAAACTCGCGGCTTACGTGTAAAAGGTGACGACACCCCCATCGCTCCGGGCGAGTTCCGTGATGTAGACGTACCGTCAGGCACTATGCGTGACAACATCATGCCGTTGCCGTACAAAGAACCGTCACAAGTTCTTATGGGCTTGCTAGGTCAAATCATTGAAGAAGGTCGCAAGTTTGCTGGTGCAGCTGATTTACAAATGGCAGACATGTCTGCTAATTCCCCAGTAGGCACAACCCTAGCGGTTCTAGAACGTACCTTGAAAATGATGAGTGCTATCCAAGCGCGTGTTCATTACTCAATGAAACAAGAGTTTAAACTTCTAAAAGACATTATTCGTGACTATACGCCAGAAGAGTATGACTATGACCCAGAAGAAGGCTCACGTCGTGCTAAACAGTCTGACTATGACATGGTTACAGTTATTCCAGTGTCTGACCCAAATGCAGCTACGATGGCGCAAAAGGTAGTTCAATACCAAGCAGTGCTACAACTAGCTCAAACAGCCCCACAGTTATATGACTTACCATTACTACACCGTCAGATGCTAGAAGTACTAGGCATTAAGAACTATCAGAAGCTTGTACCTATTGACGATGATATTAAACCTCGTGACCCTGTTACTGAGAACCAAGACCTTCTTAAGAGCAAGCCAGTCAAGGCGTTCTTACACCAAGACCACCAAGCTCACGTTGCGGTACATATGTCTATGGTACAAGACCCTCATGTTCAACAATTAGTAGGCCAAAACCCACAACTAGCTCAACAACTACAAGCGGCTGTATCTGCCCACGTTATGGAGCATTTGGGCTTTGAATACCGTAAACAGATTGAGGGTATGATTGGTACAGAGCTACCTGACTACGAGTCTATGGAAGAAAACGACACTTCTATACCTCCAGAAATGGAATCTCGCATTGCTCAAATGTCAGCACAAGCGGCTAAACAGCTATTGCAACAAAACCAACAACAAGTTCAACAGCAAAAGAACCAACAAGTAGCTGAAGACCCTATTGTTCAGATGCAACAGCAAGAGTTACAGCTTAAAGCACAAGACTTACAACGCAAGACTAAGAAAGATGCAGACGACTTTATGATTAAACAGGCACAACTTCAAGTGGAGCGTGAACGTATTGACGCCCAACAAGAAACATCCGGTGCCCAACTAGCCATTAAGTCAAACCAAGAATCACAAAGAGCAGAACACGCCAAAGAAACTGAAGGCGTTAAAGTCGGTATGGATATGTATAAACATAGAACTAACATAGACAGCCAACACAGACTAGAAGAAATGCGTCAAAGCGTACAACAAAGACTATCGGAGCAATCCGCACAAAACAAACCAAAACCTAAGAAAGGTGAATAATGAACAAAGCTTTTGAAATTCTTTTGGGTGAGTACAAGGACCGAATAGCAATGCTTTCCGAAGCGTTAACACGAGGTAACTGTAACACGTTTGAAGAATACAAATACATATGTGGTCAGCTGCGTGGTCTCGAGGCTGCATGCGGAATTATCGTAGACCTCAACAAAACAATGGAGAACTCTGATGAGTGAACTAAACTTAGCTCAAGCGATTGACCTTTCGGGGTTAAAAGCTAAAGCAAGACAAAAAGAAACAGAAACACCAAATGCTGATGACAAAGCAACACAACTTCCAAGACCATCTGGCTACCATATACTTTGCGCAATACCAGAAATGGATAAAGAGTATGAAAGCGGATTATTGAAAGCTGATGAAACTGTAAGAAATGAAGAAATCTTAACTACAGTACTATTTGTAGTAGCACTTGGACCTGATAGCTATAAAGACGAGAAGAAATTCCCGAACGGCCCATGGTGTAAACAAGGTGACTTTGTTTTAGTCCGACCAAACTCAGGTAGTAGACTTGTTATTCATGGTCGTGAATTCCGCTTAATCAATGATGATACCGTAGAGGCAGTAGTAGACGACCCTCGTGGTATTCGCCGTAAATAAAGGAAACTAAGATGGCAAACATAAAATTTAAAGACGAGTTTGAATTTCCAGACGAAGTCGAAGACAGTATAGATGTTGTAATGGAAGGCGATGTAGAAATCGAAATCGTAGATGATACGCCAGATGATGACCGCAACGTAGCCCCGTTAACCTCAGACGTAGTTGAGGAATTAGAATCCGCTGATGAATCTGCTGACTATTCTAAAAACGTAAAGACTAAGTTTAAGCAATATAAAAAAGCTTGGCATGATGAACGACGTGAAAAAGAAGCTGCATTGCGGGAACAGAACGAAGCGCTTAACATGGCGCAAAAGATACTTGACGAAAACAAACGCTTAAAAGGCATGTTAGAGTCAGGTGAAAAAGAATTAATTACAACATACCAAACTTCCGCGGACTTAGAGCTAGAAAAAGCCAAGCGAAACTATAAAGAAGCTTATGATTCAGGGGATTCCGACAGGTTAATGGAAGCTCAGGATGAGATGTTAGCAGCGTCTATAAAAGTAGACAAAGTAAAAAGTTTCAAACCTACTGTACATTTACCCGAAAATGATGTACAAATACGAAATACGGAAAATCAACCCGCTAAAATGGACCAGAAAACCGCAGAATGGGTTTCTGAGAATTCTTGGTTTGTTGACCCCGAAAAAGATTATATGGCTGCTTACGCAAGGCGCGTTCATAATCAGATAGCTAAACAGTATGGTCAAGCATACGTAGGCACTGATGCGTACTACAGAGCAATTAATAAAGAAGTACAACGCAAATTCCCTGATGAATTTGACGACACTGAACGAAACGATGAGCCTAAAACTCAACGTACACAGAAACTAAGCACGGTTGTCGCTCCAGCTAAACGGAGTACTGCTTCTAAAAAAGTAGTCTTGACAAACACGCAGGTGGCATTGGCGAAGAAATTCGGTCTTTCCCCTGAGCAGTACGCCCGTGAACTAACTAAATTGGAGTCCTAAAATGACTGAAAACAGATTAAACCGTGAATTACAAACTCGTGCCGTCCAAGAGCGCCCTAAGCAGTGGCAAGCTCCTGAGCTTTTACCTGAACCGGATAAGCAAGAAGGTTACGCGTACAGATGGATTCGTGTCTCAACTTTAAATAATGCAGACCCCCGTAACTTATCCGCAAAATTGCGTGAAGGCTGGGAACCTGTAAAAGTCGAAGAACAACCCAAATTTCAACTGCTAATCGACCCGAATAGTCGTTTTAAAGACAATATCGAAATCGGTGGATTATTACTCTGTAAAACGCCAACAGAGTTTGTAGAGCAACGTACGAAACATTACACAGCTCAAACACAAGCTCAAACGGAAGCGGTAGATAATAATTTAATGCGCCAAAGTGACCCGCGTATGCCCTTATTTAATGAGCGCAAATCGTCAACGTCCTTCGGCAAAGGCAGTTAATTTTAATTTATTTTATAGGAGTCAATTATGGCTTATCCAACAGTTTCAGCGCCCTACGGCCTTAAACCGATTAATTTAATCGGCGGTCAAGTATTTGCAGGCGCTACTCGTTTGATGGAAATTGCATCAGGGTACAATGCGAATATTTTTTACGGTGATTTTGTTAAACGCGTTATCGGTGGCACTATCGAAAAAGATACAGGTACTACGGCTAATACCCCAGTAGGTGTGTTTTTAGGTGTTAGTTTCACCAACGCTTCAACAGGTCAAGTTCAACAACAACAGTTTTACCCAGCTAGCCAACAAATCGCTACAGGCACAAAGATTTTTGCGGTCGTTGCAGATGACCCTGATACATTGTTCCAAGTTGCAGTTTGTTCTACAGGTACAACAATGGCTACAGTAACTCAAGCCGCTATCGGCACTAACATGTCAATCTTAGCAACTGCTGGTTCAACTACTTCAGGTAATTCAAGCTACTCTGTATTGAGTACTTCACCTGCTGCAACTGCAACCTTCCCAGTTCGCGTGATTGATGTTGTTCCAGAATCAGCACCATCAGGTACTACCTACAGTGAAGTGATTGTTAAAATCAACTTTGGTATTCATCAATACAATAACGCAACTGCGTTAGCTGTAGCTTAAGGAGATTAAATCATGGCTATTTCACGCGCACAACTATTAAAAGAACTACTTCCGGGTCTTAACGCCTTATTCGGTCTAGAATACTCACGTTACGGTCAAGAACACGAAGAGATTTACGAAACTGAATCTTCAGAGCGTTCATTCGAAGAAGAAACAAAATTGTCTGGCTTCTCAGCCGCACCTGTTAAAAACGAAGGTTCTGCCATCGCTTATGACAATGCTCAAGAAGCTTGGACTGCTCGCTACAACCACGAAACTATCGCCCTTGGCTTCAGCTTAACTGAAGAAGCTATTGAGGATAACTTGTATGACTCATTGTCTGCTCGTTATACTAAAGGTCTAGCTCGTGCTATGGCATACACTAAACAAGTTAAAGCAGCTGCTGTATTAAACAACGGCTTTAGCTCATCCTATCCGGGTGGTGATGGTGCAGCGTTATTCTCTGCAACTCACACTTTAGTGAATGGCGGCGCCAACAGCAACATTCCATCAACCCCAGCAGATTTGAACGAAACTTCTTTAGAAGCGGCTGTTATTCAAATTGCAGCTTGGACTGATGAGCGTGGCTTGTTGATTGCAGCTAAACCGAAGAAATTGGTTGTTCCGCCAGCATTGCAATTCGTTGCAACTCGCTTGTTGGAAACTGAACTTCGTGTTGGTTCTGCTGACAACGATATCAATGCGTTAAAAAACAATGGTTCTATCGCAGAAGGTTACACAATCAATCACTTCTTGACAGACACAAACGCATGGTTCTTGACTACAGATGTACCTAACGGTATGAAACACTTTGTACGTACTCCGTTGCAAAACTCAATGGACGGCGACTTCGATACAGGTAACGTGCGTTATAAATCACGCGAGCGTTATTCATTCGGTTGGTCTGACCCATTAGGTATGTTCGGTTCAGCTGGTGCTTAATAAACACTAGGTAAGATAAGAGGGAGCTTCGGCTCCCTTTTTTAATGATTTTCTCTATGGCGATATGTACAGAAAAGAGCAAAATGTGAACACATACACACGGACGTGTATAAATTTTAAAGGAATATAATCATGTGGACAACACCAGCAGCTACAGAAATGCGTTTTGGCTTTGAAGTTACAATGTACGTAATGAACAAATAGTCTAAACATTTGTTTAAACATAGGCGGTTAAGCCGACACTAGAGGATGTAGTAAGTAACGAGTTTTTCGGCTTTCTGCGTTACATGTAACAACTACCAAATCTACGCCTACCTTTCTGTAATCTGACCTGCCTGTATTTGCCGTTCTTCGTGATGATGTTTGCGGTGGCAGTTAGCACATAGCACTATGCATTTGGCGATTATTTCTTCTCGGGCTATTTTATAGGCTCCGTTTTGTACTAACTCACTGATTTTTCTGTTGGCGGGGTCTGGCACTACGTGATGAAAATCTAATGCAGACGGATGGTTTTCACCGCAGTTGGCACACGCTAACGTGGCTTTATAGGTTTCCCATTGGATTCTTTTCTTTATCTTACCTAACCTAACACGCTCAATCTGTGCTGGCTTGTTGTCTTCATAATGTTTCTTAGAGTATAGCTTAGCTTTTGCCTTGCGAACTTCTGGGTCTTTATATGGCATGAATACTCCATTAATTAGTTGACACTCAAACAATAACATAGTATAAATACCATATCAACCGGGAATATTAAATCCGGCTTAGTAGACTGTCCCGGCAGACGCATATAAGACTACTTAGCTTACCTCTATATGGAGAAATTCAAATGGCATCAACCACCTTTTCCGGCCCAGTCACATCCACAAATGGCTTTATTGGCAACCTTACAGGCAATGTAACAGGCAACGTAGTAGGCAGTATCGCAATTGGCAAAACAACACACACCCCAGTAGCAATTAATGCAACAGCAACTGCAACTGCAGCACAAGTAGCTACAGGTTATATTACTTCTACATCAGCGGCTCCAACAACAATTACACTTCCTACAGGTACTTTACTTGGTGCGGCAATCGGTGCTGTGCAAGGTACTATCTTAGATTTGTATATTGATAATACAGCTGGTGCTGACGTTGTTACTATGGCTGTTGCTGTTAATGGTATTAAATCTGCTTTAGCTGCCGCTGTTGGCGCAAGTGCTGGTTTACTAACAGTACCATCAGGCGTTACAGGTCAAGCTCGCTTTACGCTAATGTTTTCAAGTGCAACTGCCTATACATTTACTCGTACAGCTTAATTAACGCTCTAATCTAAGGAGATTAATTATGTCTATGCAAACGGATATTTACTCAATAAGTCCTACTACTAATGCTGTTTATTACAGAGCAGCAGCAGCTTCAGCTGGTTCTACAGCCCTGACATTGTTGCAGTCAACTGCAGGACCAAATGGTGTTGGGTATAAAGTATCAATAACAACTGTAGGTGACAGCAGTGGTAGAACATTTACTATTGTTGGTCATGTCATGGGTACAGAAACTAGCGTATCAACCACAGAAGTGGTAACAGGACCTAACGCAACTACAGTTTATTCAACTAACTACTTTAATACTATTACTAGCATTACTCCTAGTGGCGCAACTACTGGCAATCTTTCAATCGGTGTTCTAGGTACAAGTGCGGCAATTCAACGTAGTCGTATTAAAAGCATTTACTATGTAGGTACAGCTACTGCAGGTTCTGTTAAAGTAAATCTTAACAATGCATCTACTGGTAAGTTATTAGTCCAAGTAGATACGCCAGCAAGTGCAACGGCACAAAACAATTTGTTATTTGCAGGAGAGGGTATTTTAGTTGGTGGCAATTCAGCTCTTACTGATATTGGAA